AAACAATTGATAGTAGAACTAATAAACTAACTTCAGTTCCACCATCAGTATTGATGCCAGGAATATACGCTGAAAATGATGCAGTTGCTGCCGAATGGTTTGCACCAGCTGGATTAAATAGAGGTGGTATCACAGGAGCAGTTTCTGTATTAAACAGATTAACACATGCTGAAAGAGATACACTATATGAAGGTAAGATTAATCCAATCGCTTCTTTCCCTGGTGAAGGTATCGTTGCATTTGGACAGAAAACTCTACAAGATAGAGCATCTGCACTTGATAGAATCAACGTAAGAAGATTATTAATCAAAGTTAAGAAATATATTGCTTCAACATCAAGATACTTAGTATTTGAACAAAACACATCTCAAACGAGAGGTAAGTTCCTAAATACTGTGAATCCTTATTTAGAAGGAATACAACAAAGACAAGGACTTTATGCTTTTAGAGTTGTAATGGACGAATCAAACAATACACCAGACGTTATCGATAGAAATATCTTGGCAGGGGCTATTTACTTACAACCTACAAAAACGGCTGAATTCATTGTAATTGATTTCAACATTTTACCAACAGGAGCATCGTTCTCAGCATAATTAATTAAAAATAAAAAATAACTATATTTATAGTTGTTAACTAGGAGATAAAAAAATGGCAGAAGTATTAGAATTTAACGATATGTTCTACACGAACTTCGAACCGAAGATGAAGAACAGATACATCATGGAAATTGATGGTATCGCTTCTTATCTTATTAAAGCGGCTAACAGACCTTCAATTACATTTGAACCTGTTGTTCTAGACCATATCAACGTAAAGAGAAAATTAAAAGGTAAAGGTGAATGGCAAGATATAGAGGTTACTCTATACGACCCAATCGTTCCAAGTGGAGCACAACAAGTAATGGAATGGGTGAGAACATCACACGAATCTATTACAGGTAGAGATGGATATGCAGATTTCTATAAAAAAGATATCGATATCTATATGTTAGGACCAGTTGGAGATAAAATCGAAAATTGGAAAATTAAAGGTGCATTTATTAACAGTGCAGTATTTAATGATTTAGATTGGAGTTCAAATGACCCATCTGAAATTACTTTAACTCTTTCATACGATTACGCTATATTAGAATACTAATACAAACAATACTTTTGATACTTCCATATAAAAGGTTCTCTTAGTGAGAACCTTTTTTTTTACAACTTTTTCAAAGTTATATATTTATATACGAACATTAAAATAAAAGTTTATGGCAAATTATGATTTTCCAACAGAAATCATCTCACTACCCTCACAAGGTAAGTGTTACCCTGAGAGTAATCCCCTCTCGAAAGGAACCGTTGAGATTAAATATATGACTGCTCGTGAAGAAGAAATTCTTGCATCGCAGAATCTAGTGAGAAAGGGGGTAGTGATAGACCGGCTTTTCGAATCAATTATAGTTGAAAAAGAAATTAATATAGATGATATTGTATTAGGGGATAAAAACGCAATATTATTAGCAACTCGTGTATTAGGTTATGGACCTGAATACAAAATAGAAGTACTAAACTCATTGGGAGAACAGCAAGAGGTTATTGTTGATTTAGGTAAAGTACAAACAAAAGAAATTGATTTTGATTTATTATCTTCTGAAAATAAATACGATTTCACTACACCACATGGAAAAGATGAATTAGAATTTAAGATTCTAACTCATGGAGATGAATCAAAGATAGATGCTGATATAAAAGCATTACAGAGATTAAACAAGGGTAGTGTATCAGCAGAACTTACTACAAGATATAGATACATGATTCTTTCAGTAAATGGTGAATCTGATACAAAATCTATCACTAACTTCATTAATAACAAATTCATTACTCGTGATACTAGAGCATTCAGAGAATACATTGCTAAGATAACACCTGATATCAATATGGAATTCGATTTCGAGGATGAACAAACAGGAGATGTGGAGGTGAAAAACATCCCTATGGGAGTTGGGTTTTTTTGGCCTACCGAGTAACTACTCAGTTATACTCCATCAACAGATTTTTGAAATGTGTTATTATGGTAATGGGTTTACTCAAGAAGGAGTTTATCGTTTACCAGTCCACATTAGAATGTTTTATTATAAACAACTTGCTGATGCTAAGAAAAAAGAGCAAGAACAAGTAAAAAAATCTCAAAAACAACAACAAGGCTCTTCCCCAAAGGGGCCAAATGTAAGAGTGAGGAAATAATTCCTCACTTTTTTTATGCTCTATATTTATAGTAGTATAATTGGAGATTAATATGAAGATAACTAAAAAACAATTAAGAGAACTTAAATCCAAACCATACTTTCAAAACGAAGGTATTATAAGTAGATTATTTGCCAGAAAACTTGGAAAATTATTAAAGAAAGATAATGATTTCAAAAAGGCAGTAGATAATCTAGATTCTGCACAGGATAAAATGAGAAAATCAATTATTGATGCAGAAAAAGCAGGAGTTAAAATTCCAAAAGAACTTAAGAAATACGCTGGACTTTAATAGATGGCAAAATCAAAGGCAGAAATTCAGAAAGAATATAATGAGGCTTTACAAGTATCTCAATCATTAACCGGTGCGTTAAATAAAATGATTGATGATACTGAAAAATCTCAAAAAAAAGTATCTGATGCTCAAAAGGAATTTAATAATAGATTAAAAAGTATAAATTCAGGTGCAACTGATTATGAATCTACTCAAGATGCAATCTTAGCACTAGAAAAACAAAAAGCTGGATTATCTAAACGATATTTTGGTGCAAATAAAAAACTTCTTCCACAAAAACAAAAAGAAGTTCAAGCAAATATTGATATCTTATCTGCAGATTCAGAAAGGTTAAAGCTAACTAACGAATTAGATTCCAAAGCTATGAGACTTTCAGATACCTTAACTTCTGGTCTTGATGGGTTTCAGAGTTCACTTGGAAGTATACCTGTATTGGGTGGAATGCTTCAAAGTATAACCTCAGGTCCTCTTGAATCAATGAAAGGTGCTATTTCTGATTCTGCAAAACGTTTTGTTACTGGTTTTTCTGCTGCAGCTGCAGGAGGAAAGGCTGGTATCATGGGATTTGTTAAATCTTCCATAGGAGGGTTTAGAGCAATGGGTGTTGCAATGTTAACAGGTCCTCAAGCAATTATATTTGGAATTGTTGCTGTAATAGCCTTAGCTATTAAGGCATTTGCAAACATGGAGGCTGGTGCAAAAGCATTTAGGGATGAGACTGGATTACTAAATTCTCAAACCAAAGAAATGGAAGGGAATATAAATTCCGTCTATTTAGAAACTGTTGGATTAGGTGCATCGATGGAAGATGTTGCTAAAGCAGCAGCTGATTTCACAAACGAATTTGGTGGTATTGAACAACCAGCTGCAAATACAATGAAATCCATGACAGTTCTTAGTAAGAACTTTGGGGTTTCAACACAAGATGCAGCAAAATTAAATAAAGCATTCCAAAACATGAGTGGAATGAGTGAAGAAGTTGCTCAATCTAACTTAGAATCATTAACTCACTTAGCTAAACAAGCAGGAGTTGCTCCAGGTAAAGTAATGGCTGATATTGCAGAATCGGCGGAAGATGCAAATGGATTCTTTAGAGGAAATGTACAAGCGATGGGAGCTGCAGCAATAAATGCAGCCAAAATGGGTACATCTCTTAAAAAGGCAGTGGAGATATCTCGTGGTTTATTAAACTACCAAGATTCAATTGGTGGTGAAATGGAAGCTAGTGCTATCTTAGGTACTAACTTAAACTTCTCTCAATCTCGTTATCTTGCAGCTCAAGGTGATGTAGTTGGTGCACAAGCATCGATGGTAGAACAACTTAGAAACCAAGTTGATTTACAAAACATGAGTGTATTTGAACAAGAAGCTCTTGAAAAAGCAACAGGTATGACTCTTGGTGAGATGCAAAACATGGCTAGAATCCAAGAACTAGGATTAAGTACAGAAGGTGAAAGAGGAAAACTTTTACAAAAGGCACTTAAAGCTGGAATGGATATCTCTAATATGAGTAAAGAAGAGATTGCAGCCGCAACTGATAAATTAGCATTAGAAGAAGAAAGACAAGGTAGATTAGAATCTTTAGGTAATAAAGTTTCAGCATTGGGTGCATCACTAACACAAGCATTTTTACCTATTGGTGAAGTACTAATGGGTGCGTTATCTGGTCTTGTACCTATTCTATCAGGTGCAGGTAAAATATTAACAGCCGTTATAAAACCAATAGTATCTATTACTAGTTTTTTATTCAAAGGAATTGGAAAAACAATAGAAGCTTTTATGGGTGCATTAAAACCTGGATTTGATGCTATGATGAATGCTCTTAAACCTATACAGGATTTATTTGCTAAAATATTTTCACCTAAAGGGGATAGTGGTAAGTTAATGGATATTATGAATCGTACATTTTCTTTTCTTGGTAATATTGTAGGTACTGTTGTTGGAACTGCTTTCAAAGCAATAGGAGATGTAATCACACATATCGCTAATACATTTGGATATATTATAGATTTCTTCAAAGGAGATATTGGATTTGGTGAAATGGTAAGTGGTATTCTTGGTAGTATGGTTGAAATGGTAGGTAATATAGTTACTACTCTATGGGAAGGTATTAAATCAGTATTTAGTGGTTTAGGTACTTTCATATATGACCAAATAAAGGATACGCTAGGATGGTTTGGTAGTTTCTTTGGCGGAGATGATACAGAAGAAACAGAAACTGTAAGACCTCCTGCTGATGCATCAGTACAAGAACAAGAAGCTTATGGGAATTACAAAGATAACCCAATAATGGCAGCAAAATCTCCTATTGAGGAAACTGAAATGGGAACGATATCTCAAATGGCTGCAAGTGGTGATATAGTTGGTGCAGCTAAACAAGTAGCTGGTTCTGATATGAGTGAGGTAGTAAACGCCATAAAAGAATTAACAAATGTATCTACGGCAAATAAAGATGTTTATATAGATAATGAAAAAATTACCTCTCGTATTACCAAAACACAAGAGAAAAGTAATATTAACCAATTTGGATTAATGGGAGCTTAATTATATGCCAACACTATTAGAACTTTTTAAGAATAAAGATTCGTTTAAGTATGGAACAGCTTACTCTGAAGTAAAATCTGATACTGAAACTCTTGTAGAACAAGAAACAAGTGGTATTAGAATTAAATCTTTGGTAGAGATTAACAATCCTCTCATTTATGGAAATGAAGCTGGTAGAATATCATTAAGAAGTACACCTGATTTAGAAAAAATGAAAACTAATACAGGTGGTGAAGGTGGAGATGGTGGATTAATTGGAAAGGGTTTAAGTAAAATTACTGGTGGAGCTGTATCCTCAATTTCTGATGTTAGAGATAAAGTAAACTCTAAGTTAGGTATACCAGAAAACTTAATACCAACAAAAGTATCTGATAAAGTAATTGAATTAAGAGGTAAAGAACTAACATCTGCAGACCCAATAACACCTGATACTATGGGTAAAAATGGAACTGGCTTAGGTAAGTTCTTAAAAAATAGTGGTGGGGGTAATCCTAAAACAATTGGAAAACAAGCTTTAGGTAATGGTATTGGATTTGCAAAAGATAAACTTAGAGGAGCTTTATTTGGAGAGGCACAAGGTTTAGGAGATGCACAAAGTACAAAAGAACCTCAAGTTAATTATACAAATAGTAAAAAGGGAGAAACATATTCTGACCAAAAAGAATCTGTTAAAAATGCTAAAGGTGATGAATTATTAGAAGAATTAAAAGAAACCAAATTAGATTTATCTAAGGTTTCTCCTATATATGGAGTAAAACGAGAAGCAAGTGGTAATAAACAAAAAGGAACATTTGGTATAGGAAATAATCCATTCTCTTTTAATTCAGCTAATCCCAAAAAAGGAGAAAAATTACCAACATTTACACCAAAAGAT